CATCGACGGAGGCCAACGCGCGATTAAATCGTCGCCACCAATGGCGGCCGATTTCATCCAGCGCTTTGGGTGTTCCCCTACCGAGCGGCAGGAGATTTCCATCCACCATGAGTGTATAATGGACATCACGGGCCACGAGGGCCCGAGACCCATTAAAACACCACATGAGGAGGTTATTTCCTGTCCCCAAGGGTAGGAAAGCGTTTGCGGGCCCGTGAGGGCAAACAACGCTTCGGACCAAATGTCTGGTAGTCCATCCCATCCGTCGACGATGCCGCTGACGATTGAAAAAATCAAGTCATGCGGCAGCCGGTCCGTCGCTGCCGACAAGTCCGTTGAAACGATTAGGTCGTGAGACGACGTCTCCCTAATTACCGATTCAACGGCAGCTCGTCGGTCCCCCTTCAAGAAGGAGGAGCAGGGTCCCCAACGCCGCACTGCCCGAAGGAGTGCTTTGTTGAGAACAGTACCTGCGACCGTTGCGTGTGCTTCAGGCGCGGAAACAATCCGCGACTTCCACCCACGCTCTGGTACGCAAGTAACCCTGTTGCGAAGCGGCCGCGTTGAGGTCAGCCAGGCGGCTGACCTAGCGACGTCGACGGAACCCTTATTCATTCGATCCGACTCCACCTCGAAAGGTGAGAGATAGTCGGAGTAATCCGTAAAGCTAAGAGCATCCGGGCGGCTCATTTCAACATTGTCTAACAATGATGAACCGATCCACTTGCGATGCTCTTGCCGGGATTGCTCGCGTGTTCCTCCTTTGCGTCTCGTGAAAAGAAAAGACGCAGAGGGAGTAGGAGAAACCATCTCCTGGAGGTCACCAGATTTTAGGCATTTCTTTGCCCAAAACTTGGCGAACTCACGCGCGGAATGAAGAAGGGCGCTGTTCGTTGTTGGTTTCGAAAGCATTACATCACGGTGCGTGATCAATGCCCTGGATTCAACCAGGTCGTCACCAGCGGGAAGGGTCCGGCCTAGGAAAGCAAGTTGATCGAGAGCGTCAAATGAGACGTCCCCGATAAGAAGCTTCCTAACCAAGAAACGAGTCGATGGTGGCATCGCAACGCCCATAAG